ATTAAAAAAGAAAAAGAAAGTAAACTCAAGAGCTAAGGGGAACAGGTTTGAGAACAAGATTGCTAAAATTCTTAACGAGAGATTCGACACTAAAGAGTTTTGCAGAACACCTGGGTCTGGAGCATTTGCCACAACACATACATTACCTGAATACTTAAAAGTATATGGTGATTTAATAACACCAGAAAAGTTTAAGTATGTTATTGAATGTAAGAAAGGATATGATGGAGAACAAGTAAGTGATTTATTGAATCCTAAATCAACAATTTCAAAGATGATAGACCAAGCACATCGAGATTCTAAGAAGTCTTCTAAAAAGTTTTTACTGATTATTGGTCAGAATCGTCAGGAACCTGTGGCTATAACTAACCAGACTGACCTACCAGTGAAGGGTTGGATGTTCAAAGGCTACATTGATGAGTTGGAGATAGCTATGTTTAAGATGTGTGATTTATTGTGCGTTGAAGACACTCACTTTTTTCTCAATGACAGCTAAGGCTTCTTGCAGCTTACCCAGAGCATTTAGAATCTCAGTTGATGCATTGAGGTTCTTTTTCTCTCGCTTGTCATACATGTCACTCGCTTCCTCGTTAACAATTAGAGTAGCTTCATTGTTGATGTTACCCCTTCTGTCCTTCTTGGTTCTCGTAGCCTTTGCGATAGTGTTCAAGAATAACTTGGCAGGACCACTTGAGAAGTGGATGATGCCTTTGCCAAAGTCTGAACCATCAAAGTCTATGTCCCAACCCTTCCTACCTCTTGCAATATCGCGGAATACATCGTTTCTTGATAGTACGTGAGTTCTAGCTTCTGCCCAGCCGAATGCCGTTTCGTTGAGCTTGGAATCGTCCGAACCCCCAGCGTGATATGCCTTCGATAAGATGGACCTTAAGGCATCCTGTCTGGTTGAAGCTTTTGAACTGTTCAGATCCTGCTGTAATTTCTTGTGAGTGAGGAAGGTAGCAACTTCCTTTTGAAGCCTTGCATACACAGCTTCCTTAGTGTAGGTCTTAGACTTCTCCTTAATGACTCGATTACAGATCTTAGATATCTCACCAACTGAGCCAGAAACTAACTCCTTATATGTTGAGTTCTTCGACAACCAACCCGCTATATCTTGAGCAAAGATATCACCAGACTTAACTGCAATCTTAACACCAGTATCTGTAAGTGCATCAGTGTTAAGAGGAACACTCTCAATAGTTCTGTGAACGTCAGCTATAGTTCTTTGGTGATACTTACGCATACGATCCCATTCAGCCTGTCTGTTTTCTTCTGAAACACCAAAATCGTCTAGCATTGTGTTTGTTAGATCGCTGTAATTATCACCTTCTAACTCCCCTTCCATCATCTCCAGGTAAGTATTCTCACTACCCTTACCCCAGGTTACACGCTTTAAAGATTTGTAAGCCTTCATGCTAGTCTTTGCAACAGCTATGGGAGTGTTTTCATCTGGAGCAATGTTCAAGGCTAGCATCGCTCTTGCGTCTCTGTCTGTAATGTATCCTCTCTCCTGTAGTTCACCAATCGTTAACATCCTAAAGTTATCAGGATTAAGGCCAGATCTCGCTAACGCATCTCTAGCCTTCTCAGGAGTTGAGTAATACTCTCTAATGTCTTGGCGTTGTCCAAACTTAGTCTCCTGTCCTGCTTCAGTGATGTAGCCTGGGTTCCTATCACGGACGATAGCCATTGAGAACTCAAGCATCTTCCTGTATAATGAGATGCCCTCATCATCCGTCTCCGTCAAAAGATCCTTTAGATCATTAACGAGTGCTGAATCTTCAGGGGATAATCCTGCTGTTTTCTGAACAATGAAAGCTGTCCTGGCACTTGCACTCAGACCCGCCATCTTCTTCTGAAGATTTCTAGCTACAAGACTTAACTCAGCAGCAACATCAGAAGGTAGTTCACCCCCTGCTTTCTTTATCTCAGAAGACCTGTTCACCAGGATAGCAAGCTTTTGAAACAACTCAAACCCTGTGCCTAAGGTGTTGTTGTCCGAGTTGCCACCTGTCTCCTCACTTAAAATATTTATCTGGGGTATGCCGTCAGGGAAACCACAACTTTTAAAAGCTTCCGATACAACTTTATTAAGCTCACCTCGATTGTCTGTGAACACAAGAGCTTCATTGAGGGATGCATCTGCGTGAGGAGATAATACTATCTCACCTCGACTTGTCTGAGCTATGTTCTTAGTAAAGGACTGCTCTCCCTCAGGGCAAGTCTCGGTAGCTAGAGACTTCATCATGTTCTCAAGGGTCTCAGTGATGCCTACGATTTGATCGTCAATAAGCTCACCATCTTCAAACACATAGCCTTTAAACTCTTCGTTGTATGTTAAGAATTTATTACTCTCAGATATTCTCTTCTCTAAAGATTCAATACGACCTCCAAAGAAGTAAGACTTATACTTGTTCACATCCAGTCCAAGTCTATTGAAGGCTCCTTCAGCGTATGCTACCATACTTTGAAGTGCTCTAACTGCATCCTCCCTAGCCTCTTCACTTTGGAAGTTACCCATTGAAAGAGTTACACCTGGAGCAACACCTTCTCCAACAGTTCTTTGGTAGGAAGCTTCTAATTCTTGCTTCTCACGTTCTGCCTTTTCCTCGTCTGTTAAAGTCTCTGGGTCAACTTTCTCTTCTCCGACTAAAGCAGTGAGTAGTGCTTTAAACTTTTGATCATTCCCTGTAGATGTGAGAGTTGGTGGACTTACTTGTGTATTCCATATACCCATACCATTTGAAAACTGGAGCTTGCCAGAATTTGAATAGTATCTTGCCTGTTTTCCGTTAATGGTAGCAGCCATCATACTACCTTGCTGAGACCACTGAGCACTGTTTAAAACATTTAAAGCATCGGGGACTCTAGGATCTTCCTCCTGCTCCAACAGCCTAAGCTTGCGATTGTGCTTCCGACTGAAGCTCTCCAAAAGTTCCGTGAAAAAGTCCATAACTTATAATAGACAAATAGCCTTCCCCCTTATTTAGAGAGAAGGCTACCCGAATTAGATCTAAGAGGTTAGTTGATCTTGTCGTAATCCACGAAGTCGTAGCGGAAGGTCACTTCGACTGTCGAGAAATCGTTCGTAGCGTAGTTCTTCTCCGAGAATTTAACACCTGTTGGATACACAGCATACATTTCAATGTAAGCGTGAGGTTCATTGGTGTTATCAAGCTCAAGAACAGTCATCTTCGAAGCCTTAAACGATCGGTTACCCGCACCTCCTGGGGCCGCAAGCTTCGTCATATCACCAGTCATCGGATCATAGGTCGTCTTGAACCAGTTCCAAAGAGCAGGGGTAGTCTGCGACAGCAGTTGGTTATCGAAAGTAATTGTAACAGCCTCAGGCGTAAACTTGCCAGGGTAGTACATCTTGTCATTGAGACGATCAACCACGATGTCATCAACAGAACCACCAATAGGACTGACTTGTTTGGCGGCAGCAGTAAGAACCTGCTGCGTACCGATGAACTCTTGCGGAACACCGAAGAACTTCACTTCAAACTGATACGACCGAACAGCATCTAACTTTGTGGAGAGCTTAGGAAGAGTTCTACCCGGCTCAAAGTTCGCTCTGTAGTCGTTCTTTAAGTAACTATCTACCATGATTATTATTAGTTAATGGTTGCCGATTGGCTTGTGAGGTTGACCTCGAAGACAATCGTTTCAGCAGCCTTCGTAGGCTTGATTGTCACCGAGCACCAAAGCTCATTTCTATCAACTCGCGCAGGAGTGTTCGTTGTCGAGTCACACTTGACAGCACCTTCAAGGATGGCTCTTCTCGCTAAGAGATCATCAAGGAACGGGTTGATCGAATCCTCAACAAGCTCCCAGGTAAATTGATCATTCGGCTCGAACTGGAAAGGTTTACCAAGCTCAAGCAGAACTTTACGGATGTAGATCATCAGTCTACGAACATTCACTCTATCAAGAGCAGTTGGCGCTCTTTGAGTAGTTCTTTGCCCGAAGATTGTAATACCTGTAGTAGGATCATTCGAGATCGGGTTGATCGAGTTCGAGTAGAGAGCGTCTCTATCGCCTTGGTTGAGCTTGATCTCAGTGTTGGTAGGCTTGGTCAGGCGACCTCTTCTAAAGCCCGCAGGAGCGAACCACG